GCTTTCATCGCACGATGCTTAGCGGCATCAACCTTGGGGTCCCCTGTCATCATATGACCAGCCATCATGGGAGTGGCCTTCATAAAAACAGTTTTAGGCTTACCCTTCTTGCCAGAATTATTTTTTGCCATTGTTATTCCTTTTATTTTTAGTACTAGTCTTTGTCTTTGGTTGCTTCTTTAGTTCTATCCCATTCATAGTATTATTGGTACCCATACGTGGACCACTAACATAGATTTTACCCTTGAAGACCATTACTTGTCATCTGTTTTTTTATCAAAGGAATCTAACCATTCATAGAATCTGAACCAAGTATCCCAATACCATCTCGAGATACTAAACTCATTTCTTTTTTTCATCTTTATCCTCATTTGGGCTAATTGGCTTAACGGGAATGGATCCTTTGCTAACTTTTCTGAATTTAGCTAAAGACATTAAGATTACTTAGCTTTCTTAACGGGCGCCTTCTTAGCGACTGGCTTCTTAGCGACCGCCTTCTTAACGACTGCCTTCTTAACGACTACTACTGCATCGTCGGCTGCGGCCTTTGCCGCTAAAACAATAAGCTCCTGTGCTTTAGGGGAAAATATACTCTTAATTTTATTAATATACTTACTCATTTTAACCTCATCCTTTTATGTGTTTAGATAACTAATAGTAATATTATACTACGGATAATACCAGCTGACAAGGAGCTTTGAATTATTTACCTTGTTGTGATTCTTTAATTAAAGAATATCTATCGCCAGTCTCTTTAGAAACTGCCGAAAAGCCATAGGCTGCAGCGTCCTCTATCATCAACCTAAGCCCCTCCCTATCCTCAAACGATGCGTTTGGGAGTGGGATTGCTACTGCGGCATAGACGTCTATGTTTTCAAAATTACCTATATTAATTTTTCTATTTACACCACAGATTAGAATAGGTGCTGTAGTTAACGAGATATCTCCAGCGACTATGCTCACAACATTGTCTACTGGAGAACCACTCGAAGAGTGTTCCTGTGCTGATTTACTTATTTTAGGCATTTATTCCACTTCCTACTCCAAGACTACTCAATGTAGCCTCTACTTGTTCTTCTAGTGTTAAATTATTTGTGTCTATAACAATAGAAGCTATTTGTTTAATTAAATCCATTCCCTGCTCTGAACTATGTAAAGATTCTTTTTGATCCATTAATTTACCATCTCTTTTTAGGAGTCGTTCTTCTAAAGTTTTATTATCGGCATCGAATACTATAACAAATCCATTAGGCTGCTTTAGGATACTGTTAGCTTCATTCAAATATCTTACATCTGATATAATCACGCAAAAAGGAACATTATTATCTTGATCCTCCAGGCTGCGGATATACTGTCTATACATTTTATTTGATTTTATAATTGCCCAACTTGAGAAACACTCAGAGTCATGCTCTCTGCAGATGTCACCAGCTAACTGTAAGAACTTTCTTGGCTTAATCCCCTCTGACTCTATTGCCATATCATATATCTGTTTGACCTTCCCGGCGAAAGTTTCATAGTGGGGCATATTGCCGATAGCAGAACCACCATAAACCTCGTAGAGCACTTCGTGAATAGCGTGCATTTTTCGAGACGCTTCATTATAACCAATAATATTTTTTTTGATTGAAGCTAATTCATATAAGGGAAGAGCATAGAAAATATGATCCCACTTAATACCATGGTGGGCTGTCTCTATCGATCCTTTGGGAATTATTTTTTCTGCTACAGAGGTTTTGCCACTCCCTGCTTTCCCTGCCAGACCAATAATAATTGGCTGTCCTTCTTTGAAACTTATCATGCCACCATTATAGCATGGTGTGGCGTCTTATCTCCAACTCATCTAAAAATGTATTTGCTAATGCATCGGGTTCCCAAACAAATGCCCTGGGAACTTGAACAATTCGAAAATTATATTCTGATTTTATATCCTCTATCGTCATGAGTAGTGGGATAAGAGACTTTATTTTACAGACCCAATTGCCGTTAACCTGATTCGCTACCACGGCAGAATCTGTATATATAATTGGATCTAATAAATCTGCCATTGCACAGATAAGAAGACCAGCTATAACAGCTTCGTATTCAGCCTCATTATTACCCCTGGGACCAAGGCCCCTAGAGAATTGGGCTATTTTTTTTCTGTTCTTATATACTACTGCGGAGCATGCGGCTTCTCCGGTTTTCTTTTGTCCCTGGCCCCTAGAGGCTCCGTCGCAAAAAACCTCAATCATTAATCAACTTTAACGGCATAGGGTATATCGAGTTGAACGGCTCTTTTTTTTATATTATCTTCCTGACCTAAGCTTGTAGCCATATGTGTGGTAACTAAAAGATATTTCTCGCCCATATATTCTACTTGAGTTGGAAAATCTAATTTCTTTCTTTTTTCAGAATAAAATTCTTTAGCTTTATTCACAGCTTTATAGTAACCTATGTACATAAATATCTCCTTTAGTATGTAGTGAAATCGCTATCCAAATAACGACCCTTTTCTTCTCGCGAAGAAGCTATCTGCATAGACTGCACTTTATCTATTAGTTTTCTTGTAGACTCTGAAGATATTCTTGCAGCGCTCTCCATAGATTCTGCTAAACTTAATATAGCTTCACAGGTAATTAGCGCCAAATATTCATCCTCTGCGGCTTCCATAGCTGCTGCTTCACGCTCTGCCTCATTTTTTCCAACCCTAGAGGATTTATACTTTCTCTTATATTTACCTTCCATTATTTTATAGTTAGCTCTCGCCATGCCAGCGAATCTAGCTGCTCTACCATAAACATTGGAGCTCTTTGCGACCAATGATGCTAGTACGTCCAACCCTAAATCAATGGTATCTTCATCTGGAATCTCTATAAAGTATTTCCCAGTCGCCTTAGTTTCTGCGTAAGAAGTTATTACCTCTTGTATTTGTGGGCCCAAAAAGTCTGTAAGCAATTGCTGCAGCTTTTCTAGATTTTGATTATTCATTTATTTATCCTTTTTTCTAATTTTAATTCTCTAATTAGTTCCGGCATGTCTGATTGCTCTATGATCTCTGCTAATTTTATTTTGATTTTCGATAAATGTTCCCTTACTGTATTTGGGTGCTCATTAATCTTCAATGATATCTCACTAGATCTTTTCCCATCTACATATCTCCATTTTATCAACTGTCTTTCCTGGATAGTTAATTGATCAAAAGGAGGATAGTTGTTTTCTCCAACGACCCAGGCTTCGTCTAAGTCTTCGGCGCAAAGGATTTGTTCAAGTGAGAACTCTTTAACACCAGCCTTAAAACCAACCTCATATTTTTCATCATATGGATCAGTATTAGCTTCATCGTTTATTAACGGAAAAGTTTTCCTTCCTAATTGATCTATTAAAAATACATCTACATTTTTTTTAAGCAGATAAAAAAAATAACTATATAGAAATCCGACTAAAGGGTATAGGCCCCTTAGCGGACTCTTTTCTTTCATATCTCGTTATACATTGAAGAAATGTTAAATCAATCGTCTGTTTGATATCCTCTTCTATGCCATACCTCTTAGCCATATATACTATACCACCCATTACGTCAGATACTTCTTTATAGTCTTTTTTGCTCAATTTATTTTTCATAAGAGAAATTCTTACGTAAGGATTCTTTACAAATAAACTAATGAATCTTCTTATATCATAATCATTTAGATTATATCTACCATGGTATATAAGCGCAATGTATTTACTCAAAAAGTTATTAAAGACTTTCAATAGTTCCTGCTTAGCGCCGGGGGCTATTGCTCTTTGCTTTTGTAATAAGCTCTTGCATTTCGCTTTCTTCTAAACTATAATATTGCTCCTTATAGGCAGCCATTTATTTACCTTCCCAGTACACTATGTTTTTTGAATATTCTATTCTGATATCTTCGTAATAAATTATATTTGGAACTTCTAGTTCACTTAAAAATTCACCAGCATCTTTTGCATACTTGCTTATAATACAGGTGAACTTTGAAAATTCTTTTGGATAATATCTTTTAAATCTTTTTATTTTTGTTTTACTTTTAGCATCTAAATAACCTTTCATTTCTACCCATTCATCTGTTAGTTTTAGGTAGAAGTCTGGGGTGTATCCTTTCACTCCTCTTTTAATTGGAAAACAAAATACCGTAGGTTCAAAATCAAATTTGATTTTGTATACGTTTAAAATCCTAACAAAATTTGCTTCCCAATTTGATCTAACATTTAAATCTATATCTTTTCTATATCCGGTCTTAGTATGCTTGTAGGCGTTACCACTTCTTGGGGGTCTTTTAGTTTCATCTTGAATAATTTCTTCATCAATTTTTTTAATACTTATCCTTTTAAAGTCTGGATGTTTTTTTAACTTTGATCTAGAAATAAAAAATTCTTTTGACTTGACAATCATAGTACTCATAATGTAACCTCTATTGCGTTATACTCGCTATGTATATTATACTTTAAAAATAACAAAAAAACAATTAGGTTGCAAAATTGCAACAGAAGAGGTAGTATATATACCATGACAACATCAACAGTAACCACAAGAAGCCTATTAGACAGCATGCATAATTCGGTTAGCGAGAAGCTCGAAGAGCTTTCAGCTATTAAGATCGTTACCGAATTTGATAGTTCAGACCTTGATTTGGACCTTAGCCTAGACTTCTAATAGTTAATTAAAAACCCCCCCCGCTAGCATTCGTGCTGGTGGGGGGTTTTTTTATGCCCTTGCGGCTTTTTTATTCCTGAACACGCCCGTTCCACACACTCCAGACTTAGCGTGATCACAATAAGAGCAAGCCCTAACATTAGATGTAGCTGGAAAAGAATTATCATTAATTACATTATTAATTAATCTGATTAATTTAATCTTTACATTTTCTAAATCTTCTGCGGTGTAAAGATGACCTTTTCTCTTCCCAGATCTCAGATAGTGTAGCTCTGCGTAGATCTCCTTCTCCGGCATTAATATCGATGCGGCGAGTGCGTAGATACCCAGCTGTAAATTATCCCCAATACCCTTCAGCGGCACTTCCCATTTACCGGTTTTGTAGTCGATGATATTTACTCTGTCACCTACGATATCTATTCTATCTATAAAGCCTCTAATAGAATAGTTCCCTATAATAAAGTCAAATGCGTATTCCTTCTCATAGACATCAAATGTAGAGTCTAAATTCTCATCATAGAATTCATCTAAGATAACTTTCCCAACAGAGATAAGCTCATTTGATATTTGATTATCTGGATCAAGTTTTAATCTGTTATCCTGATACTCTTTTTGCATTTCTTCATAGTTAATGCTCTTAGTATTATCTACTACATTTTCCAAAACAGCGTGCACTATGTTCCCGCAAAGTAGCCGCCTCCCCGAACAGGCGTGGCTCTTTATTTATGTATGAAAAGAAATATTTAGTAGGGCATTGAGCATAGGTGTCTAGCCTGGAATATGAAAAGTCTGTTAATGCCATCTTTTCTAAATCATTTAATTCACCTATCTTTCTTATTCTTATTGGCATTTAATCCTCTTCCGGTCTATGTTCAGCCACCATTATTCCGTCTTCATCATATTCATTGCCGTTTTTGTCTATAGAGTGGCCAGTATTTATATTGATAAACCTACCCTCCCCTACTGAAACCCAACCAGAATTACCTATCTCCATAAAATCACCCTCTATATATGGCCAAGACATATTCCCTCTAATCTATCGAAACAATAATATTGTCTATTGTTTCCATGTCAAAATAATAACTCAGTAGGCTGTGCATGTCGCGCAACTCCTGCATCGTCGCATTGAAACCAGCTATCCCAGATTGTAAAAAAAAACTTTCTTCTTGTGACTCTCTTGCTACATACTCTATTAGAGTAATCTGGTTTAATATTAATCTACCATTTTCTAAGTTAATCATATTAATCTTCCGTTATCGATATAGGATTCCATGTTGGATCATCCATTTTTTCTCGCATATCTCTCACATAAGAATCCCAGTCACGTTCATCCTCGGATTTTTTTTGATATGTGACTTTGCCCTTAAAAGGATTGGATTTAAATTTAACTATAAAACTTTTACCACCGCTCTTTGGTGTCCATCTAAGATTACCATTCTTGCAGTCGCAGAAATCATCATTGTTTACAGCTATGACCCCCTTAGGGTCAAAGCGTCCACTACACCCGTTACACTGAGCGTAGCGCCCCTTGTCACCACATCGGCTGCAAGATCCACAGTAAGACCAGCACCATCTTTCTGATGGGTTCTTAATCATTATTAATCTCCAATTCTAATATCTTTTCAATTAAAGGTAAAGCTTTGCTAGATGATAGTATATCAAATTTATATACAAATTTATGGTTCTTATCAACCATTTCCAAAAACATCGGGCTATTACCCTTATGTATCGAAATTATCTCATATATTTTTTCAAATGTAATTTGAGAAATATTATTTTTGATATTTAATATAATTGGTTTCCCACCCGAAAATATTTTGGGATCAATTCTTTCAGAAGAATTATAGAATAATTTAGTAATAGAGTTTTCTTCATCATTTTCTCTGTTTAAAAATCCATTGATAACAAATATATCTCCAGAATTAAAGTATGAATCTTCAATGTCTTTTGCATTCTTGGGGAAGACAATAACCTCAATACTAGAACTTATATCTTCTATCTCAATTCGATACATTTTTTGACCTTTTTTAGTTATCATTTTTTTATTAGACGTAATGATTCCGCCAATCTTTACACTTGATCCAGTTGGGATCTCAGATAGATCTAATATTTCATGTGTTATTTGATTCTTTAATATATCCCAAATGCCTAAAATTGGGTGGCTAGTAACATAAACTCCTAGTTTCTCCTTTTCCTTTTCCAACACTTCCAATTCTATTCTCCTACTCAAATCCATTGTCTGTTCTTCGACAAGCTCATCAAGTGCACCTGCAAGAGCTAGATTCTCGAGCGTAGATTTTTTTAAAGTAGATGGATCACATCTTCTATAAAAATCATGTAGAGAATTATATGGGTTTGAAATATCTCTAGAATTTACAATAATATCTGCTATAGATACACCAATCCCATCTATGGCAGACAGCCCAAAAATAATTGAATCTTCCCCCACTACCTCAAAATCGGTACCAGAATAATTAATTGATGGCGGCAGTACGTTTATTCCAAGCTTCCTACAGTCAGATAAATAAAGTGATTGTTTGTCTTTATTCCCAACGACAGAGCTCATTAAAGCGGCCATATATTCTAGCGTATAATTTGCCTTAAGATAAGCCGTAGTATAGGAGATCATAGCATAGCTTGCTGCGTGGGCTCTATTAAAACCATACCCAGCAAAATATTCAATATCTGAAAATATTTTGTTAGCTAATTGTTCGCCAATTCCAGATGTCTTGATACAGCCTTGGACAAAGATAGATCTCATCAAAGCTATCTTTTCCATTTGTTTTTTCCCAATTACTTTTCTCAAGTCATCAGCTTCCGCAGAAGAAAAACCAGCTAACTCCCTAGATACCGCCAGTACATCTTCCTGATACAGCATAATACCCAGGGATGCTTCTAGGACACTCTTAAGTTTTGGGTGTTCGTAGCGCACTATGCTTCGTCCGTGCTTCCTATCTATATATTCTCTATCCATGCCAGAACCCATCGGACCAGGTCTATGGAGGGAGATTAGTGCCATAATTTCTTCTATACTTTTTGGTTGTAATCCCACCATCATCTGTCTCATGGAGCTAGACTCCAATTGGAATACACCAACTGAATTTCCCTTACATAATTCATCAAATGTTTTTTGGTCTTCTAATGAGATTAATTCTATATCAATATCTTCTTTCCTAGTTTTCTTTATTAGCTTTAAACATGAATCAATTACCCCTAAGTTTCTTAAGCCTAAGAAATCTATCTTTAGTAGCCCACATTGTTCCACCCTACCCATGTCCCACTGTGTCACCAAAGGCGCATCTAATCCCTTCTTCATCACTGGAAGATAATCAGTTAATGGCCCCTTAGATATAACCACGCCGGCAGCGTGTATCCCAGTTTGTCGGACTAATCCCTCAAGACCAATAGCTGTATCAACAATTAATTTAGAATCTGAGTTTAGATTATACTCAGCTTTAAACTCTGTTACATCCATGCATTCTTTTAGATTTCTTGATAGGCCTAGCACTGGCGGCGGAACGAGTCTCGCTATCCTATCGCCAGATGCAAATTCGTATCCTAATGCTCTAGCGGAGTCGCGCAAAGATTGACGCGCACCAGTTCTATTAAAAGTGCAAATATGAGCAACTTTATCATCTCCGTATTTACTTCTTGCATATTCTATCACCTGGTCTCGATACCTATCATCAAAGTCTAGATCAATATCTGGCATTGATTTTCTACCTTCAACTAAAAATCTTTCGAACATTAACCCGAATCTAATCGGATCTAGATTTGTGATGTCAAAAGCATAGGATAAGACGCTCCCTGCGGCAGAGCCTCTTCCCCAGCCAACTCTAATACCATTATCTTTAGCCCATCTAACTAAGTCCGATACAACTAGAAAGTATTCAGAGAAACCCATCTCTTCAACTACTCTTATTTCATGGTTTGCTCTATCGATAATATGCTGTGGGAGTGGCGACCCATATCTAGAGACTAACCCCTCCCAGGCCAATCTTTCAAAATATTCTGTCGATGTTTCTTTTGTTGGTATAGGGAAATGCGGGAAATGTATTTCTCCAAAACTTAAGTTAACATCTATCATGTCATTAATATGCATCGTGTTTTTAAGCCAATCATCGGAGAAGATGGAAGCCATTTCATCATATGATTGAAGGTAAAATTTATCGCCAGTAAAAGAAAACCTATTTGGAGTGTTAATATTTGCATTAGTTGCAACGCAGTTATGGGTAACTATATCATCAGCTATATATGTATTTACATTATCTACCTCTATAGAATATACAGTACCCTTAAATGGTACTTTGGTTACCTTAATCTGTTGCCAACTTGAAGATCCATGATTCGTTGTAAAGGTACCATTTTTATTATTTATTTTAGAAAACTGACAAACAAGCATACCGTCAAGAAGATTCAAGGCTCTAATTTCAATAAAAGTTCTTTGTGAAATTTTCGTTTCCCTAGTCCATAATGGGTACTTAATGTCTTTTGAATGATGCTCCAAGCATGCAACTGCATTAACTGTATTATCTTCAATAAATTCCCAATTGCTAATAATAAAATTAGGTCTATCTAACGCTTCATAAAATGTCCAAGTTGGAATTTGAAAAATAAGACTACATATTTCTTCGTGCGCCCTAGCTGCTTTTTCTGTGTCAAAACATGCAAGTATCCAAGAAGCATCTGCGTTATTTTCTTTAGATCTTTGTCTAATACCGAGTAAATTATTTTTTGTTCTTATAAATTTCGTACATCCAATTCTGTATCTATTACCCTTCTTCATCAAATATACAGCATGTTTGCCTTTAAAATAATCAGAAGTTATCCTAGCAATACAAATATGATCTTTTGTATACGATGACTTGACTCCATCAGGCAGTTCTATCTGGATTAAATCATCACGGTAAAATCTTTGACCTACTGCTGTAACAATATCTCCAGATCTTTTTACTACTCCTCTTCTTGTTCCACTATTCCAAGAAACAACCTTATCTCCAACTTTAATATTTTCAATTGGACATGAATGAATTTCAGTAATAACACTAGTCCCTCTAGGTAAACCCTTTTTTGAAGGAGTGTTTGCAACTAAAACTAAAGTTCCAGGAGGTTGACACAGCATTATGTCGTGAGATTTAGCGTCATGCTGATGCACATAGTGGCAGTCGCCCGTTGGGATTAATTTTGCGCCAATGGTAGTGGCAATCTTTATTAAATCAGGTATAATTTTTTTCTGTTCCTCAAGATCATGATTCATTATTTCTATAAAATAGTTTTCCCTACCAACTATAGACTGCATCTCCGCCGCATGCCTTAATGCCGTAGCGTAGTCGTTTCTAAGCAGTGCTTGTGAGACTTCTCCGTTAAGACACCCAGACAAGACTATAATGCCCTCAGAGTGCTCTGAGATCAACTGATGGTCCACCCTAGGCTTTACATAATATCCCTCAATAAAAGCTCTAGAGGATAATTTTATTATATTATGATAACCTATATTATTTTTAGCTAATATTGTTATATGATAAGGTCCTCTTTGTTCCCATTCATTTTTTGATGGGCCAGATCTTTCTTCCTCATCTCTATCAAATCTTGATTTTCTAGACTGGTACATTTCAGAACCAAGAATTGGTTTTACCCCAACAGCCATACCTGCGTCATAAAAATCTAACCACGAATGGATATTGCCATGGTCTGTTGTTGCCAGGCCAACCATACCAAGCGCCTTTGCTCTAGCAAGATATTCCTCTACCTTGCCATGCCCATCAAGCATGGAAAAAACGGTGTGGTTGTGTAAGTTAGTCCAATTTTTCATAAATTATATATTAATTATATCCCTCTGGTATTATCGGAATTATTCAAGGAACTATTCCTAGTTTCTCTATACACTATTATTACTATGCCACCACAATATTTGCATGGTACTGGCGAACCTGCTTGGGCAAATGGACTGTTCTCCATATATTTCATCGGTTGATCCGATTTACACTCGGAGCATACACCTATAACATCATCTGGATTTTGAATTCTATCTGGCATTTGGTTTTACTCCTTTCTGTTTATATGCGAATCTTATTGGCGATGGGGATAACTCTTCTGTACTTTCTATATATCTATTACCAACTGTAATCCATTTTTTCTTTTTCTCCAAGTGACAGTCGCCGCATCCTGCGCCTACTGAGTTAGCTCTTTCGCAGGTATAGGGTCTCCCACCTATACCGAGCTGACGTCGTTTAATCCAATCATTTATGTGGCTGGTAGATCTTTCATAATTAAAATCACTGCAAAGCGCTAGTATACTATATAGAAATTTTATAGCATCTTCGCTATAGGTCAGTATTGAGCATAGAAATAATCTAGATTCATGCTCTAGCATTTTTGTTGTCTTCGCCTGCTCATACAGTCTGCCAATCGCACTGCAGTTCTTTAATAAAATCTCTGGCGTAAATTCTTTTTCAGTTAAATTTATTTGCTTGAAGGCGGATGAACCATGCTTATCAAAATAGCTAAGGAAATCAGAAGACTTTGTTTTATCAGTTTCCATATCATAAGTAAACTGTCTAAACCATTCATTAGCTTTTAGACTAAACTCTTGTTCTGGCACTTCGTTATCACTTTGAACTTTACAGAAATTTTTTATGGATTCTAAGCCCTCGGAAAAGATCTCTTCAGGTATTAGGTTTTTAAATAAACCAGTCTCCTGATGCTTACTCCCTGGTAATCTCCACATTCTTCTAGGATCGTAAACACTAAAGTCAATAGATGTTATATCAAGATCTTCTTTTATCTTTGTCGCGATATATCTGAATATATTTGGTAGAGCGTTGGAAGGATTAATCCCAAGAGCAATGGCTTCACATTCAATATGGAAACCCTTTTTACCGGTGAAGTATATTAGTAAAGAAGTTGTAGGTATATATTGGATTAAATAATCATGGAGCTTCGTGCATTCGAGATAGGATATTTCGGGGTCCTGGTTGTCAAGATCGAAGTAAAGTGAACCTAATCTGATTGCCTTAGTTAAATCTCTATCATTGAAATGCCATATCGAAGTATATATACCTAAGTTATTATGAAGAGCCCTATATTTATCTATATCAAAAATCGATATAAATTTAGGATCATCCCCATCCTTATCCCTAATTATTCTAGACAAGGATGGCACATACCTTGCCGTTTCTACAAGGTTCCAAGAGTATGTATATTTATCTTTATCTTGTGGTATTTTCATAATATTTTTTTCTTATTTTCTAAATTTTTTACATTACCAATAATCTGCTTAGTAGATCTATCAATAAATTTATTGTTATTTCTATAGTATATAGACTCTTGTATTATTTTTTCTATATTTTTTATAAGAAAGTATCTTCTTTTAATTCTTTGTTCCAGTTCCACTTTTTCTCCATTTTGGATTTATTAATTCACTATCATCTATAAATGAATGTAGTTTTGAAGCTACGTTGTCAGATAAGTGAACGATATAATCGAGGTAGGTTATCGGATAAGTTTCTGGGATAGGAGACCACGGTCCAAGATGACAACGAATTAGTCTCAAAATAGATTGGACTACTTCCTCCGCTAGAAATAACGTAGATGACTCTGATTCGCTTGCAAACTTCTTATCTTTTTCTTGACAATGCTCGACAAATTTACCCACAGTATATGGGTGCATGGGATCATACTTGTATTCATTAGACTTAGGATCTGCTACGCCCTTGCAAAGATCATGGAGAAGACATGCAGCTATGACAATATCCTTCTCTTCCTGGGTTAAAGAATAGGATTCGCTCATACAGATGGCTATTCTAACTACTCTTTTTGTATGGAGCACATTGCCACCAACCTCGTGTTCATCACCAGGATGATATTTCCCAGAAAAACTAGAAGGAATTTTCCAAAATGAATCACCCCTTACTAAAATAGATCTAACAAAAGACTTTATTGGCTCATCAATAATAAGATTAATTTCATCAAGTAATGGTAAAAGAATTTCATTTTCCTTACCCATTGATGGGGCATCTTTTTCCTGTATTAGGATATCATCTAGCATACTTTTTTTCATTTTATAATACTTTCCTTTTTCCACTCATTCCAATTAGAACAAGGCTCATCAAATGGACATTTTTTACAGTAGGGTATTAATCCTCTTTTGGGGACTAAAATTTCCGTATTAGAGATCTTATCACACCAGTAATTAAAGTAATTTATATCCTCATCTCTTATTTGAAACTCAGTAAAGTTTACATTTTGACTCAATGGATCTATAAAACCAAACTTCGCCCTATCCATTCTTTCCGGATGCCTATTTCTATAAGCCTCGTATAGAGTACAAAAATCAGTTCGGTATAAATCCCTACTACTAAACTTGTAACTGAATAAGAACTTGGTTATATAATACTGCTTATCTTTATATAGGATAATATCAAAAGTATCTTCAATATTTAATTTACTTTTTGGCAAATTATACTGCTCACTTATAGCAATAGGTATAAAGGGGGAATCTGCGTATGTCTCATGCAATAATAAAAGAATGCCCGCTGCCTTTGAAGTAAGGCTGGCTAAATTTCCATAGGCGGTTTCATGCTGTTCCGTAACTATATCATAAGCATTAATATCTTTAGGAAACCACAATTTTTCCCATCTATTTAACAATGAGGTATATGATGGGACTACCCCACCTTGTTTCTTGAAAAAGAAAAAATATATTATACTTTTTATAGTCGATTCGAATTTTTCCGTATGTATATCTCTAGCATAAACTCGTTCAGGGATATTTTGCCTATGTCTATAATCGTATAGTCTTTCGCACATTTGGAAATCTTTAACAGCCTCTACTGTTAGCTTTATCATTAATAAAAATCCTTTCCGTTTAGAAGGTCATCTAATAAAGATGACGAAGAAATATAAGAATCATCTGTTACTGGATCATAATCTTCGTATGTTTTCTTATAGTCTACATATTTGACTAATGGAGGATCATATAAAAATGTAGAACCAGTTATTCTATTTTTTGGGATCTGTAACTGCATTATAGTCTCGTCCTCAGTCTCGTCATCAGTCGCCAAGCGTTTCTCTGTAATAAAGATTGTTACTGCGCATTTTTGCTGGATTGTTAGTGAGCCACCAGTATCAGATTGTTGAACAACTTCACGTTTTTCTTTCATTCTATTCGCATTTTCTTGCGCGGTAATAATAAGTGCACAATTCATGTCTCTAGCTAATTTCTCAAGTCTAACCATCATCTCCTCAAACTCACCCCAACGAGGTTTGCCCTTACTACCGCCCCTAGTAAACATTGATTGGATAGTATCTATAATAACTATGTCAGGAAGATTAACATTATGACCTATGATATCTCTTAGCCAAAACTCTAGGTCTTCAAAGTAAGGGGTATCTGGATCATGTCTGATCATCAATCGATCCCCCCATGTTTTAAGTCTAGCCCTAAAAATATTAAGGTAACCCTGTTTTTCTTCTTCTGTCCACTTTGATGCCTCGGCGTATACGTTTTTCTCTATAATTTGTGTCATTAAGACTCTCTCCCAATGACCTGTCGCTTCTTCAAAATTTATGTAAAGCACTCTATAGCCGTTATCTAGCCAATGATTAGCTAAACACTTAACAAAAGTGCTCTTACCTTTTCCTGAGGCTGCTATTACGGCATGTACCGCGCCCTTAAAAAACCCGCCTTTATCAGTATTACCGGTAATGTAAACCTTTCCATTACGTCGAGCAATCCAATAACCAGCCTCTGTTTGTGGACACCATATCAAACCCGAATATTCTACCTGCTCTCTCGAGATTCGCTTAAGATCTATATGTCGCAATGCTAAGCTGCATGCAGTCCCATCGGACGACAGATTAGGCCCATAACCAGCTAAAACTGCTGCATGCATATAAGCATTCATTCTTAACTCGTTATGTTGATAAAACAATCTTTTAGTGGGAGTCCCATCTCCTCTCATTGCTGTTTCGACAAACAGCTGCGCCTGTCTCATGGACAGATTATTAAGAAATTCTGATGTTGGAACCTTATCTGGACCAGAAATAATTCTTTGCAATTCATCGATACCGTAGCCAGTTAATACGAACACAATACAATCAGTTTTGCTTGTATATTCAGTGACCCAAATTCCTTCTCTTCTTTTATCGTAAGTCGTAAGTTCCTTAAAGTCTTTTCTCCATTTGGCCCCTAAAGATACAAGTATATCCCTAATGGCCTGAACATTTTCTGGATTTATCTTTAAAGACTGATCAATGGTTATGGTTGTTAAATTTTTTTGTAAAGAACCCTCAGTAAAATACCAGGCTGCTAATTCTACAAGAGCGTCTTCAAATATTTCTAGTGGTGACTCATAACTGGCAAATCTGGGGATAGAACCCTCATTCGGAAGTAGCCAAGTTTGAACTGGTTTTAGTTTTTTTGAACGACGATACCTAACAATCCACTTATGATGAGGTGTTACTAGCGCGTCAAATCTAGAATTTAATCCACCACCCAATTGAATCATTGGTCCATCATAATCATAGTTTTCATAGTATGATTTTGGTAGTTCCCATTTTGTTGTTTCTGTATTAGGGTCAAACACTAAAATTTTATCAACGTCTTTAATATCACCATATTTAAGCCAACCACGTTCCGTTAATGCCTCTGTCTGTTCATCCACACAGTACCCCATGGCTCTATTAAGGGCTTTGAATTGTGTAGGGAGAAAGCTCGGGATCTCCAACAAGGCGTCAGCTCTAGTAGCAATATCTTCTGCTGTAGTTATCTTGTCTAGTGGGTTATATCGTATTTGATTTTCTAGATCTCTTATTTCTGATGTAAGAATTTGTATTCTTGCAGTATCGTCTTCAGTTTTCTGCCCTTTTTGAGTTAAAATTAATTGTAATTCTTGAAGATAATTTATTTGCTTTCTTTTATTCCCCTTATGTCTTATAAGTTCAGTGATAGATTGTTCGGTAGAAAGCTCTATTCCCATTAATATGTCTACCATAATACTTACACCTGGATTGCCGCCCAGTGCGTCGTAAATATTAGTATCTGTTTCTAGCCAGGATTTAAATGCTATTGGATCAACTATGTCGAGATGTGTCGCATCGTAGAACGACAGTAGCGCTAAATAAAATTCGTTAATACCCTTTTCCCCATGGATACTACCAACAATATCTTCTGGTAGATTTAATTTAAAATATTTAATAGCCCCCTTCTTCCTAAGGGATAGTGCGAATATCTGATATTCTAAAGGAGTACTATCTTTCGGCACATTACTTAGTTCTGTCATCATCACGTTTTTCTTTTATAGATCGATATATTTTCTTTTTATATTCTGAGTTCTTTTTCTTTATACTCCTATATACTTCATTGGAAGCTATAGTTTTTGGCTTCTGCTTCTCCTTAAAAGGGCTACTTCGGATACCCTCCATCAACCTATCAAATACTGACTGCTCACTTAGACTATCATTATAGCGGAAAATAATTAGAGCTATTCCATTTTCCTTACACCATTTTTCTTTTTTTACATCCCTTTTAACCGCTTCATCAAAATCATATCTTGATTCAAAAAATCTACTAGTATAATAAAAATGCTGCCTACCGTGATACTCAGCCGCTAACGCGTAATTTTCACAGTACACATCTAACTTTAGTTTATCTCCTATATGATATTCGTTAACTATTTTTTGTCCCGGTAGAAGCTTTTGCAGTGCGAGTGTAAGTGCTGTCTGTCCTCTAGACATTTTTTTTCTACTAGTTTTAAGCCAGTTAAGACCAAGACTATTAATTTTTTTGTTTACCTGAGCTACTGTCCAGCCTAATTCCTTTGCTATTAAATTAATAGATAAAGATGTTTCCAACAAAAGATCTCTCAAGAATTCCTGATCATCCTCATCCTTGTCGCGATGTGCGCCATGCACTTTATTTAACCGTACTATAAGTGTTTGAATGACTTATCGTTTTACCAAGGTCTATGATAGACATATCTAATTTATTCCAAATAGAATTTGATAATGCTAACCCTAGAGAAGAACAATCAAAAAGACAATACTGAATCTTGCCTTCAAGTGCAGCTATCTTTCCAAATACTTCATCTAATCTAGAATAATAATTATTAAAAGAAACATTTATTACATTCATTTTAAATCCCATAAAGTTATAAATTGTTTTTTTATCATGAAAAGATACGATAACACTAGGTGTATTTTTTATATAAAATTCGAAAATTGAATCATATACTAATTTATTATTTTCAGAATAATACTCGAATAAGTTTGGGCTAAATAATCTTGCGTCTTTTGTTAGACCTATACTACCGTGTTTATCCCCCTCTATTTCCTCAACAAGTGTATCGGAAACATTCTTTATAATTCTTCTATTATTTAAATTAATAGAACGAATAATTTCTTTACTAAAACGTGGAGGAATATTGTTATCATTCTTTTTGTTTAAAGCAACTATGGCTGATTTAGATATATTAATAAAGGCAAACTTTTCTTTTGCCGTCATTAATTGTGTTAGTTCTATCGACGCTTGAATTTGATTTTTCATTTTTTAAATCCCTAAGTTTCCCCAGTTAATTAATACTGGATCTTTATCTATTATTGAATTAATATGATTTCCATTATGGTATTTTCCACCATCTAAATTCGAATATCTTTCATATTTAGAAGCTTTATCTTCATCTCGTACATAACCTAAATGTTGCATTATTAGTGATGAATTAACCCAAAAATTACCCTGAGACATCCACTCTGATACATATGTTGGTTCTGCGCCGCATGCCAAAACTCTATCTCTAAACTTACCACCAGACATATATCTAAATATTCTATTACTATTATTTGGAGCCCACAGCTTGTCTACTCTATACTGTTTTTCGTTCCACATATGATAGAAACGGACATTAACTACATCTTTTTCAGATTTGTTAAGGATATCTCTTATATCAACATTGCTAATGTCTGAAGATCCATACAGCATTTCGTCGCAATCTATCGCGATAATCCAGTCACCTTCATTAGCATGTTCTTTTAGATTAGCCCAAGCATATTCCCTAAGTCTGCCTTCATGGATAGAAAAGGTTGGTTCCTCGGTTCTATAAACATGTGCGTAATCTCTCGCAATATCTGCGGTATTGTCAGTAGAGCAATCGTCTGTAAAAACAATTTTATCTACTTGATTCTTTAATCTTTCTAAAACTTCTGGGAGAAATCTACTAGCTTCGTTTCTCCCAACCATTTGTGCAATGATTTTTTGTCCCACTATTTTTTCCTAACTAAAAAGGGTAGCGGTTTTACCCGCTACCCAAACAATATAATAGTTTAACTTTCGATTTGCTCACGTGCCTTTATGGCGGTAATGCGCTCTACATCAACATCCTTGAATAGGAGCTCTCCTGCAATACCAGTAGCCGTACGACGGTTACTAGCAGCAATCTTAGCCGCCTCGGACATATTCGCTGCCTTAACAATCGAAGTTGTAGTTACAGTAAAATACTTATATTTATTTTCCATTTGTATTATTCCTTTTTATTTTTTTGATGGATATGTGTACGCGATATATTCTACCGCATCTTCTAGGCTTGCTGCAACCTTAGTGGATAAAAAATTTAGATAAACTCTTTGCTTATAGCTATCGTGGGCGAATGTTATAACTGGCTGGTTACCCATATGAGCTAATGTCATTTCATAGTCAGTGCCAATATATGCCCTATTGGGGATCATATACTCCACTAAAATAATATCACACTGTTTTTGTAGAAACATATTTTTACTAACTATTTCTTTCGGCTCACAACCAGTCTCCTCTAGGCAGAAATCCATCGGGTTAACTGCATGGAAACCGTGTTGATCCAATAAGCATACCGCCCTATCTCTCCATCCATGAGCGTATATCCCCACCTCTTCTATCGCTCCAGATAAAAATACTTTTGTTCTCATTAAAAACCTTTGTCGATTAGTCCATTAAAAATGATAGTGGCTCTAGGGCGCGTCCGCCCTAGAGTCGCTCCACTACGGGCCTAATCACCCTTAAGAAAGACATTACTGCCTTTAACCGACAACCATCTCCTGATAAGATGGCCGCGCCACTCCAATCGCCTAAGCGATACGGCGTTGTAAAAGTGGCTTTATTAGATCTGTTCAGTATACCACATAAAATCTATATAGTGGCAATAATATTATTACCGATCATGACACTGCTAGTATAAACACCATTGCAAATATCGCTACCATTACTGCAGCTATTCCAAGAGCAATGCTTGTAATATCAATATTAGTTCCCGGGATTCTCCAACCAGATTCAATAGGAATTTCTGGTGCTTTTCTTTTTTTTAGAGGCTTTTTTTTATAAAGATTACCAGTTGCCAGCTCTTCTCTAGAGAATTGTACTAGCTCGTCAATAACACTTTGGAGAAATTCTTCTAATGTTTCACCACCTACGTTTGCAGCTTCGCAAATAATATTAAATTCTTCCTTAGTTAATTTACAGGTACAAAACTTTTTATTAGTATTTGCATAAACTAATTTTAGTTTAATTCTTCTAGTTAATAGATTTTTCATTCATTATCTTCCTTTCCATAGGGGATGTCTTTATCGCCATTTGAAAAATATTGACGGACAGATAGAATTTGAATAGATGGTCCAAATATTTCAGTTAATCGTAAGCATAATAGATCAGCATCTTTTTCATCAAAAAACCCTATGGTAAGAATGCTCTCTATACTATCGTCATCATAATCTGCTATACCAGACAAACTACAATCACCGAATTCTTTTTCTAGAGCATCTAATCCATTAGTATCATCCATAAGATAGCCCCAAGATATTCCTTTAAATTGGATATCTGTTACTAAACTAAACTCTTCTGGTATATTAGACATAATATTTTTTTTCTCTCCATATTAATGGTGGCAAATCCCAATTATCTTCTTTAATTAATTTAATAATTTCATCTTTACTTACTGGAAAACCACCCCAAGAATCTACCCCAATATCAATCATGCGTTTATTTGTTCTCCATTTGCCATGGGTATGGCCATGAAGAAGAATATTATTACCCTTTGGTCGGTATTCACTAAATCGGTCACCTTCTTGTGAATCTCCCTTATAGGGGAAGTGACATAATGTTACATTATATTTATCGATAAATATATTGATAGGACCATCTATTACTGATTGAATCCCAGCGTCCAAATAAAATTGTATGCAGCGCTCACGTTTATCCCCTAAAGTCCTGAAGGGCTTGTCGTGATTACCTATGATTAATGTGATAACTCCATTGAGATACTTGACATATTCCAGGCTTCTTGATAATTTTCCAAGACATAAGTCTCCTATAACATAAACAGAATCGTTTGGCTTTATGCGCGAATTCCAACGATCTACTAAATCTTCGTTCATATCTTGAACATTGTCGTAGGGACGGCCACAATATTCTAGAATATTTGCGTGGCCAAAATGATGATCACTGCTGAACCATTGCATTAACGATCTCCTTTACTTATAAGTCTTTCCCAAACTCAGCCCAGGTCTTACTGCCTACGCCAAAATATTCACGAGCAAGACCAGCCGTTACAATGTCTGCATTTAGACAAGCACCTGCGCTATTATATATTCTAGCGAGTATTCTACCATATTTTTCATTTTTATCTAAAATAGTTTCTATATTTACTTTATTGCCAGCGGTCTTTAACCATTGACTGGTAAATTCTTTTGCGGCTAATCCTTGTTTTTTTTCTGCTAGATTTGTGGTACGACTTTCTGGAGTATTCACACCATATAGTCTAACGCGACCGTATCTATAGGTATCAAAACCAAGATCAATTAAGATATCAAATGTATCTCCATCAACTATTTTTTTAACTTCTGCTTTGTATTGATATGGGTTAAAATTAACTGTCATTTTAATCTCTTTCTATTCCTATGTAATCGCATGCTTTGCGAAATATTGATTGACTTAATTGGAACTGTGCGTCAGCATGGCTGTAGCCCTCGTTAGGCTTAGGGTGTGACGCATGCCAACTATGCCCGATTGATACAGAGCCATCATACACTACATTGTAACCTAAATGACGGGCAAAATATGAACACCATGTTTCCTCATAATAATGGGGAGTGGGTAAAAACGCGCCTATGGCATTGGGGTACATCTCCCTGTATTGGGGATGATTTGTTAATACATTCCATACATCTCTTCTTATAAAATAGGCGGCTCCAGATATGCCAACGCAGCTTATTCTATCTTTAAATAATAAATCTTCTGGATCCTGCTGCATCCACCCCCTCATAATTGGTTTGGTTGGAGTACCGGTAATACCACCATGGGTTATCTTGCCTTTTTCATCTCTTTGTTTTGGGCCAAGAATGTGTATATCTGGATTTTCGTTAAATATTTTTTGTATATTTTCTATATCTTCATTAGAAAACCATACATCCGAATTAAGTAGTCCTATAATTTCGCCGGTACCTTTACTAGCCATTTGATTGCAAGCTGAAGAATAGCCTATATTATCATTAAGATAAATATTCTTTATATTATACCTATTATTATTTTCTATTAACCATGAAATAGTATCATCGGGAGAGTCATTATCTGCGATATAAAGTGTCCAAGATTTTTCCTGCCCTGCTGAATTCTCATGTAAAGAATCTAATAGTCGCTCAAGAAGTCGTCTAGTATTGTAACTAACCACACAAAGATCAATCATAAAACATCAGACCCTACAATAGCCCCACAGTTAACATGTCAAATGCATCATTGACGGTTACCCCGGAACTTACATAAGAACACATTTCTTTCATCTTATCGTCTAATTCCCCATTAATATAAAATTCACTTAGTCTATTCTTATATTGATCCAATGAAATATCTTTTACTAAAAAAGAATTGTTATTTTTTCTCAAAATATAGATAAGTGCTCCCAATACAAAACCAAAAAATAGAATATTACTCTTGCCACTCATCTTCTGAGTCATTTGCCCCTCCATTGTAAACTAGTTCTAAAGCTTTTTTTGCTAGGTTTAATATATCTAAACCGATCTTTTTATCTTCCTCACTCTGAGCATGTGTGTTAATCCCGTTGTAGATTTTAATTATATGAAGGAACGCTTCCATATTACCTATAGCATAGGTCTCTCCAACGGAAAGTTTTATATTAATTTTTTTCTTTTGATTTATTTTTTTAGCCATATTACTTTTTTTCTTTTTTACTTACCTTTTTCGGTTGGTTAGATTTATCATCTAAATCAAATCCACCAATTTTATCTTCCTTATATTTATATAAGCAAATATTATCTGAGTCTGGTTCGAATGTTACAAAGAATATATTTTTATCAGCCTCAGTTAAACCCTCTGGTGGAGGAGAGTCTATCGCTATTTTGCTTGTAGACGAACCATATACTTGACTATGATTTTTATATACTACAATATAGTTTAACTTCGATGCAGGCACTAAAAACTCCTAATCAAAAGGGCACTAACAGAACAAAGAAAAAGCGCAAGAGTTATAGAAATAACTTTTACTCTTTTTTGTTTTGTGATCTGGGCAAGAAGCTGCATGCTTACAGCCCAATTAATTGCAAACGCAAATAATAATGAAATTAATATATCTTTAAACATTTGTTCTGTCCACTAGGCTTGATAATGATATTGGAAACTTCGGCTCTATTAAAGAAAACACCGCCTTAGCATAGTCTCTTATTTCGTACTGTGCATCTTCTTTCATTCTTTGATTCAAAAATAAAACTATCGACTGAAGACTGCATGTCCATCTATATGTAACATACATCCCATACGCTGGCAAAAATAATCTAGCCTGTTCTGCGGCTACACCATTATCTAGTGCCATACTATATAGTGATTCACCCTGTTCAATATATCTTAATAATTCCTGAGTTAATAAAGAACCAATCCATGGACCAATCGGACCGCCAGACCCTTGCTTCTTTTCTTCTGCGGCTACCCTCCAACCATCAGCTGTTGGTACATAAAATTCCTGGTTAGTTTCCACATATCTTCTAGATGACTCGTTCCATGAGTCCATAGTGTGGTCTGACCCCACAACATATTTCCAGTGCTGTCTCGCAACAAGCAGTGGTGCTTTAATTTCGAAGGTTGCACACGCATGCCTAAAAGGCGACATATGATTTTCTCTAATTAAAAAATCAATTAGCTGAGCGTCTTTTCTGGAAAGTTCAAATGATTCTTTAGCAAAAGAAACTCTGGCTGCATTCAC